TCACCAACCCCAAACCGCCCAGACTTTGACACCCCCCACCCCCTCGCAGTCGCGCCAGGGTGGCCGCACAAACGCAAGTGCGAGGCGTCGGCTAGGGGTGTAGCGGCCCGGGTGCGCCGTGCCGTCTGGCGCGTTCCCTGGCTGTCTTGCGGGCATGGCACGAGGCGCAAAGCGCTTGGCCGTTCGCGGGGTCGGTGGCCGAACCCCCATCGCGCAGTTCGACGACGTGATCGGCGTAGAGCTTCTCGCCCTTGAGCCCGCATTGCTCGCAGGCGAAACGCGCGTTGCGCATCACGGCGGCGCGCCAAGCGGCATGCTCGGGCGTGAGGTAGTGCGGGTCGGGTGTCTTGGGTTGAACCGCGACGCGCTGGCGTACGGTGCTCGCGACGCGCTGGCCGATGGTCTTCATCGCGCGCGCCCCGCGAATAAAAACGCCCGCCGGCCAAGGAGGCTGCGGGCGCAATGGTTAACTGTGCCGATCCGTCTACAGTTTGCGCGTCGAGTTGTCAAGCCCATAGTGGATGACCAGCGCCTGGAGCCCCATCCGTAGCGCGCCGATCCCGTCTTTCGGGCGATATCGCGCCATCTGCGCCCACAGGTCGGCGGGGGTGTTCGCGAGGCACACGGCGATCACCGCGCGGCTGTTGACGATGCCCATCGCCTGGATGGCTTGGGCGATTCGTCGGGTCGCCATGTTGGCTTCGAGCCCCGCCCGAACCATGCGCGCGTCGGCGCCGTCGCCCCCACCCACGCGGCTCGGATCGAGCAGCGATGGGATCGACACTTGCGCCGCCTCGGCGTCGTCGATGAAGCGCTGCCCGGCCTTGTGCTGGTCTCGGTCGATGTTTCCCCGGTTAAGGTACATGGCCAACCGATCGACCTTGTGCCGCTTGCGGATGCCGCGCGCACCGTCCAGCAGGAAGTTCTCGACGATGACCTCGCCCCGGGCGATGCGCTCGGGCGTGGCACCCACGAAATCGGGCGGCAAAGCGGGCGACTTCTTCCGGCGCTTGCTCATCGCTTCATCCTCCGTCCCCAGCGTTTCACGGCTTCGTTCTTGATCGCTTGGCGCAGCCACTCGTCGCCGATTTCAGCGACGTTGAGCACGACCACGCCCTGCTCGGCCCAGGCGCGCTGGCGAAGGGCTTCGAGCGATCCGGCGGATGTCGGACCCGACGGCACGATGCGCGCGAGGCACGAGCGAACCGGGCTCGCGGTCATGGCGCGGCCTCGCTCGCGGGCGGCAAGCCGAACGCTTCGCGCGTGGGCCTCGGGGTTTTGCGCCGCGCTTCCGGGTCGAGCGCCAGCCAGGCGTTGCCCGCCGCGACGAACGCCTTGGCGCGCGGATCGGCGTCGGAAACATCCTCGGCCGTGCGCGCGGCGGGGCTCGCCTCGGCGAAAGGCTTCTCGAACCACGCCAGACCGCCGGGCGGGGGTTTCCCCTGCTCGCGGCGCTTGGCCATCCGGTCGCGGAACAGCAGCTCGGCGGCGTGCTCGGTCCAGCCGGCGTCGAGGGCGCGCTGAGCGTGCACCGCGTCGGCGGATTGCGGCCAGGCCCGCGCCTGCTCGGGTCCGAAGATTTCGGTTCGGACGCGGTCGAAGATTTCGATCAGCCGCGTCGCGCGCGAGGTCGTAGAGCGCTCTGTCTCAGGATAGGAGTCTTTCTCTTCCTTTCCCTTCCCTTCCCTTCCCTTGCTATCGCCAAGCATTGCTTGAGCATTGCTTGATCTATCTCCGGGCGATGCTTGCTCTATGCTTGCTCCATCCGTTTTGATGGTTGGAGCATTGCTCGGGCTCCATCGTTTGGATGCTCCGGCTTTGCCCCGGCGGGTCGCCTTTGCGCGCTTCGCCCAAGCCTCGGCCACCACTTCGGCGACGACGGGGTGATACAGGCGCCCGTCGCTGGCCTTGGCCCATCCACGCATCGCGCCCTCGCGGATGCGCCGCCATATCTTCAGGTCGCGCCCAAGCTCCGCCAGTCTGCACAAATCCACGTCGTCGTCGGGGAGCGACCCGGCGGGCACCTGCTCCCAACTCTTGAGCCAGAGGGTGACGCCCGCCCGCCATTCGGCGTCCGTCGCGCGCGCGTGAAATGTCGAGCCGAACAGCCGCGCCCGAAAGATCGGCATATACGGGAAGTCCTTGAGATCGGCGTCGGGCGGTACGGGCGGTGGTGGCAGGGCGTCGGTCATGGGGTGTCGTCTCCGCTATCCAAATCGGAAAACCGCGCCGTCGGGCCGTCGAAGGCGGTCGTGAGCACGCCGTCCGCGCCGTCGCGATTCTTGGCGACGATGAGCTCGGCCTTGCCGCGATGCGCGTCGCACGCGTCGTTCCAGCGCAGGCGCCGGTCTAAATACTCGGCGTCCTTTTCCTTCATCGAGCGCACGGGCTCGTTGCGCGTCAGGTAGTAGTGCTCGCGGTGGACGAAGATCACGACGTCGGCGTCCTGCTCGATCTCGCCGGACCATCGAAGATCGGAAAGCTGGGGCCGCTTCTCCTCGCGCTTGTCGTTATCGCGGTTGAGCTGACACAGGCACAGCACCGGCACGCCCAGCTCTTTGGCAAGGCGCTTGAGCCCGCCCGAGTTGTAGCCCACGGCCTCGACCTTTCGGCTTTCGAGGCCGCGCGCCGCGGACATCAGCGTCAGGTGATCGACGACGACCAGCCCCAGCGCGTTCTTGCGTTTCAGGCGCCGGCACGCGGCGGCGATCTGCGTCAGCGACATCGCCGGCCGATCGTCGACCGCGAAGGCGAGATCGGCGAAGGCCGCGCGGGCTTGGGTGAGCTTGCTCCAGGCGTCGGCGCCGAGGCGGCCGGTGCGCATCGCTTCGAGCGGCACGCCCGAAAGCTGGCATTGCGCGCGCCGGGCGATCTGCGCTGCGGGCATTTCAAGGGAGAAGAACGCGACCCCGGCGCCTTGGGCTTGCGCCGCGTGCAACGCCATACCGAGGCCGCACGCGGTCTTGCCCATGCTAGGGCGCCCACCGAGCACCGTGAGCGTGCCGGGCTCCAGCCCGCCGAGCTTCTCGTCGAGGGCCGCGAGGCCCGTGCGCAAGCCCTTGAACTCGCCCTTCTCGGCCGCTTCGGCGCGTTTCATCGCCTCGTCGGCGGCGGCCCCGAGGGACACCGGCCCGCCGCCGGACTCGCCGCGCTCGACCAGTTGGAACAGCGCCTGCTCGATCTCCTCGACGACCGCATCGGCGCCGTGATCGACCTCGAAGCGATGCGCGCCCTCGCGCATGTCGGCGGCCAGGCCGATCAACTCGCGGCGCATCCACAGATCCCGCAGGCGCAGCGCGTAGTCCTTGGCGTTGACCACCGTGATCGCGTTGGCCTGCAGCCGCGCGAGATATCCCGCCCCGCCGATGTCCGCCAATTCCGCGTCGCGGTCGAAATAGCTCTTGAGCGTCGCGGCGTTCGCCTGGCGCCCCTGTTCGATCAACGCGGCGATGGCCGTGAAGATGCGCCCGTGCCGGCCGTCGGCGAAATGCTCGGCGCGGGCGATGTCGGCCACGCGCTCAAAGGCGCGGTTGTTCGCCATTAACGCCGCGAGCAGCCCCATCTCGATCTCGAAATCGTGCGGCGGCAGGCGCGTCTCGGGCTCTTGCGAAACGAGGGCGAGGGCGGCGGTCATGGCGCCACCCCGAGGACTTCGTCGCCGCCGTCGCGCGACAGGCTGCGATACTCGACCGGGCGGCCTTGCGCTTCGGCGCGCTCGATCCCCGCGCGCATGCCCGAAGTCAAGCCGTGGTCGGTGTAGACCACCGTCGCGTCGGCTTTCGGGCCCCAGGCGAGGCCCGCACGGATGCCAAGCGCGCGTTGCGCGGGGTCGCAATCGTCGAGCACGCCGTCTTGCGTGTAAAGCAGATGCGAAGCCAGCGGCGCTTCGCCGCGCTCAAGGCAGTCGCGCATCGCCGCGCGCGCATAGGCGACGTTGCGCTCGACGTCGCCGGCATAGGGGGATTCGAGGATCACGAGGCGCATGGGGTCACCGTTTCGTTCCGATCGGTCCGATCGTTCGTCCGCGAAGACCCCGTAGATTTTCCGTCCGGGTTTCGGGGGGGGGCAACCGTGCCCCCGAACAGCGGCGCGTCGTGGCCGCTGACGTGCGCGATGCGGCGCTTGATATCGGCGACGTACTCGGCCTCGCGCTCGATCAGGATCGCCTTGAAGCCCTCGCGCATACAGGCCATCCCGGTTGTCCCTGATCCGGCGAACGGATCTAAGACGGTCCCACCCGGCGGCGTCACGAGGCGGCATAGGTAGGCCATAAGGTCAACGGGCTTGACCGTGGGATGCTTGGACCCGAGGCGGTCGCTGGCGTCGGCCTTCGCGCTGTAGAAGAAACGGGCGGCGGTGCCGGTGTCGAGGCGCGGTTCTGTCAGGTCGCGCGGGCCGTAGTCGCCATAGGTGTTGACCGATTTCTTGGCGCCATGCTGCGGGCCGACTGCGGCTTGCTGGCCGGGCGCGTCGGGAAACGCCGCCAGCACTTCCTCGCTGCCGTCGTGGATCACGTTCGCGGGCCAGCGGCCCTTGAGCGCGGCGGGATCGTATGTGTTCGTCCCGTCGCGTGATTCCCTGCCGATTGATTGCGATTGCTTGGCGGTTCCGCGCGCTCTGCTATCGGCGAAACCCGTCGCCGCCGCCGCCGCCGCCGCTGCATCTTCCGGGCCACTCCATTCGACCCTGCACCCATCAACATTAATCGCCCCCGTCCCGTGCGCCTGTACGTTCGCCGCGACCGTGCCGATCAGCGGCTTGCGCGCAAGAACGATAGGCTCCCATGCGGGCTTGAGCGCCGTGCCCCATCCATCGCCCTGGTTATGGGATTTCGGGAGCCCCGAGCCGTGGAGCCAACCGATCTGGTCGCGTATCTCGAACCCCGCATCCTCAATCGCAACGGTCAAGCGGTGATATGTCCGCGTTCCGCCGAACGCTAACAGGTGCGCGCCGGGCTTCATGACGCGCATAACGTCGCGCCAGAATGCAGGGTCGAAAGCGACCTCGCCCGTGTACCATTGCTTGCCCATAAAGCCGCGCGAGGACCGCGCGTAAACGTCGCCATCTTTTGCGGGCGCTGCGTTCTTCCCGCCGAACCTCTTGACGATAGAAACCAGCGCATATGGCGGGTCGCAGACAACGCTATCAATCGACGCATCGGCAAGCGTCTTTATGACTTCGCGCGAGTCTCCGTGGCGCACGTCGATCACGCCCCCACCTCCGCCTTGAGCATCGCGTGCACGAACCGGCGCAGGCGCTTGGCGGCGGCGGCCCCGTCGGCGCACGGGCGCGAACGGGCCGCGCGGGACAGGCGCGCGAAGGCGTGATCGAACAGCGGCAGGCCGGTCATCGCCCCACCCCCGCCAGGATCGGCCGGGGTGCGCCGCCAAGTTTCAGCGCCGCGCGCGCCATGTCCCAGGCGGCCATCGCGTCGGCCGCGTTGTTGTCGCTCGCGTTCCAGCCGAGCGTGCGGCAGACGCGCATCACGTCGTCCTTCTTGGCGCGCGGATCGCCGCAGAAATGCTTGCGCACCTGCTGCACGTTGACCTCGTAGACCGCGAGGCCCGCGCGGGTGAGGGTTTCCTCGGCCACCGCCGCGAGACCGAGCAGTAGCCGCACGGTTTGCGACGTCGCCGAAGCGCCCGCGAAGTTCGATCCGCCGGCGAAGGGCAGCGGCGCCTCGAACACCCCCACGTCGGGCCGGTGAACGGCGATCATGTCGACCAGCCGGTCGCGCAGATCGACGTAGCGGTCGCCATAGGCCGAGCCGCGCAGCTCGAACGAGCCGCCAAACGGCCGGGGATTGCCGCGCGCATCCGGCGGGCCGTCGCAGGCCCAGCCGGTGCACGTGGCGAGATCGAGGGCGAGGACGGTCACGGCGCCCGCGCTCAATTCACCGAAGCCGGCGCGGCGCCCGCTTTGGCGCGAGACCGCTTGCGGATGTCGTTGACCGCCGCGACCCCGGCCGCGAGTTGCGCGTCCGGATCGGCCGCGCCGCCCAAGCCCATCGCCAGAGCCTTCTGCGCGTCGGCATAGGCGCCTTGATAGGCCAGCGCCTCGGGCGTGCCGTCGTCGTAGAAGTTCTGGTAGGTCTTGCCCGCGCCGCCATCGGCCGTGCCTTGCTGCTTGGCCAGCGCGATGGATTCGCCGTCGCCGGGCTTGCTCTTGCCGCCCTTCGCGGCGTGCGCGTCGCGCTCGACCTGATCGCCGATCGAGCGCTTTTCCCCGCCCTCGACCTCGAACAACCCGAGCTGCGTGCCGAGCTTGAGGCCCGCGAAGCGCGCCAATTCGTTGCGCCGGCGCGTCTCGCGGTCGATGTCGCCCGCGTCGCGCTTCTTGGCCGCCAGCAACCAGATCAGATCGGCGGTTTCCTTGCCGAGAACCTTCGCGGCCTCCTTGAGCTGCTTGCGATAGGCGCCGTTGACGCGACTCATCGCGGCCTTGGCGGTCTCGAGTTCGGCGTGCTTGGCTTCGAGCATTTCGAGCGCTTCGCGGCGCTGCTCGTCGGTGTAGACGCGCGCGGGCTCGGCGGGCTTGGCTTTACGGCCGCGCTTGGGCGAGGGATCGGCGTCGGTCTTGGGGCCGGCGGCGGTGAGCTTGGTGGCCATGTCGGGTTCCTTTTTCAGGCTTGGGGTGAAGCGGTGGCGAGGGCCGCGCGACGCGCGGCGAGTTCTTGATCGATGCGCGCGCGCACGAGAGGCAGTGCCTTGGCCAGATGCGGCCGGCCGGCGCGACGGGGCCAGGTCTTCAGCGCGTGCTGCGCGACCGTGTGATCCGCGCGCTTGAAGGCGCGCGCGATCTTCGGCTGCGACCAGCCGAGGTACTCGCGCGCCAGCGCCATCGCCATGTGGCGCGCTTCGACGATCTCCGCGCGCCGGCTCGGCCCGAGGATTTCGGCGATCGACACGCCCAGCGCCTGCCCGCAGGCGCGCGCGACGATGGTGACGGGGTTGGGCGTCGCGCTCATTTCTCGAAGGCCTTTCCGCCGCCGACGGCGGCATTCCAGTCCGGCTTGACGGCCGACGGGCCGATAGGCTTCGGCGGCAAAAACGCGCGCGCCGCATGGCCCGCGCAGTAGGGGCGGCCCTCGGCTTTCGGGCAGCCGCAGAACGTGCACTCGGCCGGGCGCTCCATGCCCCACAGCGGCCAGCGGCAATGGTCGGGGCGCAGCTCGCCGAAAAGGACCCCGGCGGCGCCATTGCTGGCGACGACCGGGGCCGAGTTCAGGGAGGAAACGCCCAAGAAACGGCCCTTCCGGGTCGTTTCAAGTTGCGACATCAGATGTCGCTGTCCCGACGCCCGGCCCACGCCGGACTCCGGAACGTCGTGGCCCGCCTTCGCGGGCGATTTGAGATCGGGCAACGCCGCCGCATCGGTCGACGCCCCCGCCGGCGTCAAATGCCGCGTGGCGCGCCCGCAGGGCGTTGCGGCGCCGCCGCGACCGCGCGGGAAACGGGCCGCGGACTTGATCGGGTTTGCCCGACTGGGCAAGCACATGCGATGCGCGCGGCCGACGACCGCGCTCTTGGTCAGGCCGCCGCCCATGCGGCGCGCGATCTCGGCGGTGACGACGCCTTGACCCCAAAGCTCGGCGAGCTCGGCGTCGCGCTCGGGCGTCCATTGTGAGCCGCGCGGGCCGGTATGGCGCGGGTCCGGAATCATTTGCTCACCAGCTTTCTGATTTCCTCCAGGATGCGATCCGGCGCGCGATCGGTGGTCTCCCCGATCAATTCAAGGACCAGCGCCTTGACGTGCGGGTACTGCCGCGCGAGCGCCAAAAGCGCCGACGCGGAAATGACATGTTCCCGATTTTGCAAACCCGCGATGGTGCGTTTCGAGACGCCCGCTTGAAACGAAAGAACTTTTGCGGGCGCGTTCGTTGCCCGTAACGCTAGCGGAATGCGCTCCCGCAATTCGCAATTGATCGCGATCGCCGCACTCATTGCGCCGCGCTCCCCGATACCGATTTTGCAACTTTGCTCGTTAGGCACGACCGGCTCCGCATGCGAGAATTCAACGCATCGGAGAAGGAGAGAGCCTTGCTGAGTAGATCGACGGAAGCGCGGCGGACGGTTTCGGCTTGGCGGCGTAGGCCGTCCGCCCGCGCCTCCGGTGGCAGGACGACGACGATCAGGGGGCCACCAAGAATCACGGCGCCCACCACATGCCCACGGGTATGCCGATCAGCGCGCCGCACACGAAAGCGACGACCAGCAACGCGACGCCGCCCTCGTTGATCTCCAGGTCGGGACGGTGCGGATCGCGAAACATCACGCCGCCTTACCGGGCGCGGGTTCCGGCGCCGGGAACACGTCCGGGCGCAGCTCGTGCGGCGGGATGCCGCTTTCGGCCGCGAGCTTGGCGGCGTGCGCGACCGGAACGCGGGTCCATTGCGAGACCGCCTGCGGGGTCACGCCGCACAGGGCGGCCGTTTTGACCACGCCGCCCACGGCCTCGATCGCGCGATCGACGGGCGAGGGTGCGGCCGGAACGGGGGAATGCGGGTCAGCGGAGGGCGGGGCGTCGTTCATGGCCCCGAATGTAAGTTGGACTTACCTAAATGTCAATGGGTCTTACATGGCGTTTCGTAAGCGCATCTTACAGTATTCTACATGGTGACTCGGCAAACGGATCAAAGCCCGCCCGACTTGGCGCGCGGCAAGCGCATCGAAGCCGCACGCAAAGCGCGCGGGTTCACCCAAGCGAGCACGGCGCAAGCGATGGGCGTCAGCCGCGTCGCCGTGACCAATTGGGAGGCCGGGTTAATGCCGGAGGCGTGGCGGTGGCCCCGTTTGGCGCGGGTGCTGGGCGCTGGTCTTGACTGGCTGATTTTGGGCGTCGGCGATCCCCGGCGGATCGATATCGCGACGGCCGATGCGGGCGACCTTCGGTCCGCGCCGAAGCCCGATACGCCCGAAGCGTATGTCGCGAAGCTGCGCGCCCATCTCGATCAGATGCGCCGCTTGGCGGGGCGAGGCGCCAAGTTGACGATCGTGGATCCCGCCGCGCGAGCTTTGCTGGACCCCGAGGGCCGGCCCCTCGCGCGAATCGTGCCCTTCGTGGGGCGCGTCGCCGCCGGGCCCTGGCTCGACGCCGAACCGCCCTACCCGTTCGACGCGACCGACGACGACCCGATCATATCGACCAGGGCGCTCGGCGAGCGGGTGTTCGCGCTCGAAGTGGTCGGCGATTCGATGGCGCGCGCCTATCGCCACGGAGACAGGGTGGTCATCGATCCCGACCGCGTGCCGCGCCCGCGTGCCGACGACGTGATCGTGAAGCTGACCGACTCGAACGATCCCGACTACCGCGTCACGCTGAAGCGCCTGGTGAAGATCGAGCTCGACGCCAAGAACCACCCGCGCCGGCTGCTGCTGGAGGGGCGCCCGGAGAGCGGCGAGCCCGATCGGCTCGACCTTGCGGCGCGGCGGGCGCAAATCGTCGGCACGGTCGTCGAACATCTGCCGCGCGCGGCTTAAGGCCGGCGCGGGCGTCACACGACGCTTCAGGCCCATTTAATCCGACGCCCCTGTACTCGGCCCGTCCGCTAGCTGGACCGGCGGGCCCGTGCAAATGGGGCGGCGTGCAAGCGCCGCGGCGGTTCGGGTGTTCGCGCACCCGGTTCACCCCCGCTGACACGAAGGCGAGCGGCGTCAAGTCCAGCAAACCCTGCGGAACAAATCCGTGCCTACGACGGGACGTTTTTGGGCCGCGCGCCGGGTGTTTGTCTGGCTCGGCGCACGAAGCGCGCGAGCGCTAGCGCGTCCGACCCGCCAGCCAGTCGCGGAATTCGTCGACCGACTGAAACACCTGGGTATGACCGCGCCGCGTGGCCTGCCATCCGCCTTTGGCCTGCGGCTCGATGCGCCAGCCTTGCGACTCGGCGCGCGCGACCAGCTCGGCGATCTCGGCGGGTATGTCGCCCGTCGGCGCCGCGTGTGCGGCCGGCATGGCTTCCGATCGGGCGGCGACGGACATTGCGCGCGGCCCGCGCCCCATATCTTCGCGCAACGCGCCGATCTGCGCCCCGCTCGCCTGAATCGCGCGCAGGATCGCGCCCGCCGCGATCAAGACGAACCCGAAGCCGATCGCCAGGAAGATCGGCGTTTCCTGTATCGCCGAAGGTAATTGCGCCGGCGGACGGGCGCCAAACGCGCCAAGCGCCGGGGGCCTGTCCATCGCCAGCCCGGCCCAGGCCACGCCGCCGAACGCCACGAAACCCCACCCGACGATGGTCAAAAACAGCGGCATGGCAGCCTCCTTCCGTCAGCTTCGCGGGATTGCGCCACAGCGCGGCGCGAAAGGCAATGTAAGTTGGACTTGACATTGAGGTAAGATGAACTTACATTCGTCTCCATCAACCCCGGAGGCCACATGCCCGACACCCCCGCCGCAGCGCCCGACGCGCCCGCTCCCGACGCCCCCATCGTCTCGATCAAGGGCTTCGACGCCGATCTCAAGTGCCGCGACTTTCAATTCGAGATCGGCAAGACCTACGAGGTCGCGGGCGCGATCAGGGCGTGCGAAAACGGCTTCCACGCCTGCCCGACCGAGCATCACCCGCTCTCGGTGTTCGATTACTACGCCCCGGCGGGCAATCGCTTCTGCGAAGTCACGCAAGACGGCGCGCGTCACGTCGAGGGCGACAAGCTTGCGTCGGCGAAAATCACGATCGGGGTCGAGCTCAGCCTGGGCGATCTGGCGCAGCGCGCGGTCAAATGGGTGTTCGATCGCGCCAAGTGGAGCGAGGGGGCGGTCGCCAAGGGAGATAACGAAGGCGCCACCGCTTCGGGCTGGCAGGGCGCGGCCACCGCTTCGGGCTGGCAGGGCGCGGCCACCGCTTCGGGCTGGCAGGGCGCGGCCACCGCTTCGGGCGATCAGGGCGCGGCCACCGCTTCGGGCTGGCAGGGCGCGGCCACCGCTTCGGG